ATTTCTGTTGACAAGATGTTTGCCAATTCTGTCTCAGCGTCCAGACCGTGGATTGCTTTCAAGTCTTGCGCAAGCTCGAGTGTGTACTCTGCTTTCAGTGCGCGTGACTTTGCTGTCACAGTTGCTTTTTCAATGGTGAAACCCATTTCAGCAAATGACTCACCAGTGTTACCCAGTGCTTCAGCTTCTGCTGTTGAATATGCGTCACCAGTTACAGGAACGTAAGTGCTACCTGAGTCAGCAATTGAGCTGTCTGCGTCGGTGTCTGTTGCACCTGCAAGACCTGATGGTCCACGTGCGCCGTTACCTGTTGCAGATGAATCACCTGAATAGTTGACTTCTGCTTCGTTGAACAGTGCTTCTGTACCTTGTGCGATACCAGCTTTTTCTGTTTTGTACAGTGACTTCATTGCGAAGATCAAGCCTGTTGGGCCTGACATCGGCTGAACGCCACAGATATCATATGCCATCAGATTTGGCATAGAACGACGTACCAGTGAAATAAGTACTGGGTTCCAGTTAGCAGCAGCGCCTGTGCTGTTTGCTGGGGTTTCTGTCAGATGCTGTTGCTCTGCCAGGGCCTTTTCGGTGTTTTCCAGAACAGCTGCAGTAACCGAACGCTTGTGGGCGTCTGTGATTGAGCCTGCAGACTCTTCGTTCAATACCGGAGACCATTTCTCTACGAGACGATCATAAGTTTCCATAATTGGATCTCCTAATTACTTAATTGTTTTTCTTAGTGCATTAACGTATTGTGCCATTGATTCTGATACTTCGACGGTTTCATCGCCATCTTCTTCTGTTTCTTCTTCAATGACGGAACTTGCGGTTTTCTGACCGAAATATGATTCTTTCAGTGTAGCAACTTTCTGTGCGAAATCTTCTTCGCTTTCAAAAGAAACTGACTCTGCAAGGCTCGATAGTTTTTCGACCTGAGTTTCTGCTAGATCTTTTGACGCTTCACGAATAATCGCTTGACGCTTATAAGATTGTAGCTCTTCCTGTAGTTCCATAGTTTGCGATACTGCAACATTGAACTTTTCTTCAAGTTCGTCGTGTGCAGTAGCGAGTTCATCAACGAGGTCAACTTTACCTTCAGGAACTTCAATGTAAGACTCTTCGAAAGCTGTTTTCAGCTTGTCCATGAATCCTTCTGCGATCTCTGCACGTAGTCCAGATTGGATCGCTACTTTGTTATCTTCCATCCAGTTCTCAACCACGTAGTTGAGGTAGCTATCAACTTTTTCGACTAGATCGGCTTTAACTGTTGAAACTTCTTCATCAAGCGATTGCTTGTATTCTGTTTCCAGTCTGTCGATCTCTTCGGCAAGTTTTGTTTTAACCGCTGCTTCAAAGATTACGGCTGTTTTGGCTTTAAAGTCATCTGACAATGTCGCCTCAGATTCCACCAGAGCATTTAAGTCTTCACTAAAATCCCCATTAAAATCTACGTCTTCTGCTTTCATGCCTGCTGGTGCAGCCACTTTTGGCATTGGTTCGCTGTTACTCTTATCGCCTTTACGGCCTTTGGCTTTTGGGCCTTTGGCTTCTGCAGCATCAACAGATGCTACCGATTGAGCTTCAGCATTCTTCGGATCGTGAGCTTCTTCGATTTCCTCGTCGAGCTCAACTTCTTGATCTTTGACTTGATCAGTCATGTTAGACTCCTTAATATTGCTGTGTTTTCAGTAACGAGAGGAAATTCTTATACTCACGAACCTGCGTTTCATATAGATCCGCACGCGGAGCACGTTTAATTTCAGTCTCTATTTTTTCAATTTCTCGAGCTTCAATGATGCCATTATTCCAGATCCAATCTACACCTTCCATTATTCCATTAACAAAAGCATTCGGTGCAGAAGGATCTTGTACGATATCAACCGTATTAAGCATAAAGTCATCTTTGACGTACATAGTTCCGTTACGTTGCTCGAGGCTACCCATTCCACGAGTTGAGACACCTAGTTGAACACCACCTTCAAGCAAACCTTTTACGATATTACCCATTGGAGTATCCAATATACGCGCCTTTCCCATAACATCATTTCCCTTAAAACTAAGTTCCGTGATCTTATGAGATACTTTATCCAAGTTAACAGTAGGCCCTTCAGGGTGATTTAACTCACCGACCGCTCTGTCCTTGGAAACTTGTTCATCGACATATTTCTTAACAGCAGATTCCATAACTGCTTTAGGATATATTCGACCATTTCGATTCTTAGATTCAGCTTGCATAAAGACACCTTCAATGACATGGGTCTTTGAACCGTCTTCTTTTTTTTCAACAATGCACTGAACATCAGTTTCAGTATATTCTGTAATTAGCTTCATCTAACAATCCTATTAATTATTATTGGTATTATTTATGATAAAATAAACTCTAATATTTTGATGTGATTAATCTTCTTCTTCTTCTTCTTCGGACTCTTCAGCCTCTACTTCAGCTGCAGCTGCTTCAAGCTCCTCATCGGAGATATCATCCATATCCTCATCATCGGTAGACTCTTCTTCAGCTTCTACACCATTAAATATTTTATCAGCCAGACTAATCTTTTCTTGTTCTAATGCATCCGAAACTTTAGTGTCCATTAAATCACTAAAAGTAACCGTGGCTTTACTAAAGTCCTGATTTTGAACCTGGTTGATAAAATCATCAATATTCACTTCCATTACTAACTCCTATTTTTTAAATGGATAATAGATTCCTGTTGCTGTTGTTCATCCTCTTTTGGAATCTCACCAGACTTTTCTTCGTCATCTATTTGCTTTTTCATATCTTCAATCGCATCGTCGTCTAGATATAATACATTCTTCATAACCCACTCTTTAGAGAAATAGTCTCCGACATACTGTTGCATATTATCTAGGGTTTGTAGTTTATTTTGTAATATCTCTGCATCTTTTAGCTCAGTGAAATGGTTATCACGAACATAATCTACATGGATATCCTGTTTCCAATTATCCCAATCTTCTTCGGTAATAATGGACTTCATGACTAATTGTTTTTTAAGGACCTCTGTAAATAACATAGAGAATCGACGTCTGAGCCTATCTATAAACTTTTGGAATTTAAGTTCGTCACGTGTAATCTCCGTGGCTCTTCCTAAATTAAACTGTGCCTCTGGTTCTAGCCTATTAATTGGGACGTTTAATGATCTGTATAGCTTTTTTTGAAAGTAAAGAATATCATCGATCTGACCTAGATTTTCACCACCTGGAAGTGTAGTAATTTCTGTACCACGTCCACCTTCACGGCGTGGCAACCAAAAGTCTTCAAGCATCGACATATGCTTACGATCATCTCTAATATTACCAGTGTTGGCATCGTATACTAGCTTATTACGATAACGAGACATAATATCTTTCATATATGTCTCTGCCTTACCCCGTGGTAAGTTACCCACATCAATATAGAAAATTCTACGCTCTGGTGCTCTGGCAAGTCTATAAATGACTAGCGAGTCTTCCATCATACGCAATTGGTTAATTGGTTTTAATGCTTTATGTAGGTATGAAACTACTTTCTTTCTAGTTTCATCTAAAAGTCCAGATGTTACATATGATACAGAATCATTACTCAGTCTAACACCTTGGGCTTGTTGTCCCGGCTTTTCTTGGTAAATATAAAATTCATTTACATTTTCGACAAGGGTTGCACCAGTGACGGAATCTTTTTTCTTTTTAACTTCTTTAACCTTACGGATTTTAGAGGCATCAATTGGTCTAATCTCTTGAATACCAGCCTTTAAATTCTTTTCGTCTACTACCAAGTGGTGATATATTCTACCATCTACATACCAACGTCTAAAGATATCATGCCCTAAATCGGTGAACTTTAGCATGGAACAAATAGTATCAAACTCTTCGTTTATTACCTTTTTCAGTTGATCACTTAATCCTTCTACATCATCCAAGATTAATGAAACTGGCGAACCTTCGCTATTAGTAATGGATTCGTTAACAATGTCTTCAATTGCTGCATCAACCTCCGGATGGATTGCCACTGCACGATATTGTCTAATGTTCTGGTGATTATCCTTCGAATGATCACCTTCCCCTAGGTTAACATATGTTCCATAATGTGAGCCTGAAGCCGTAACGTATCCTGCACCGTCATCATCTGTCGGTGGAACAATCGATTGTAACTTCTCAGCTGATTTATCCTTGGCTCTTTTAATCTCAAAGCCAAATAGACGTAATCCAGTATTCTCAGCCATATTTTATCCTAATATTAAAGTGGTGTGAGAGGCCGTTTCCGGCCTCTCTTTACTATATTTATACGCTTAAGAAGTAGTTGCTGATTCCCTGTATTGTACTTGGAACTCCGCTGTAAATCGTTCGATTTCATCTGTTGCCTGATAGGTAACATCAATCGGACTAATCGAAGTTGGGAAACAACCTCTAAAGTTGTAAGTCTTAATTGTTGAACCATCTTTATCCAATTGCTCAACAACTAAATCAGCTTCATAATCTACTGGATTTGTTAGACCAGTAT